CCGCCACCACCTAAAGGCGCCCACTCTGTGCCGTCGTATCCTTCAAATACAGGCTCATCTGAGTTAAGGCGAATCATGCCAGCTAAAGGAGATGCAGGACGCTGTGCTTGCGTACCTTCTGGCACAGTGATTGCTGATGTGCCATTAAATTCAGCATCTACTGCCGTCAGCTTTCCTGTAATGGCAAAATCACTGATGTTAGAGCCGTCATCTTTTGCGAGCGGAAAGCCGCCAGATGTTACGCCGTCGTGAACTACTACTGTATTTTTATCTGTATCTACAGTAATCTCGGCCTCGGCTCCTGTAAAAGCAGAATGCTCTGATGTCGTTCCGTTTCTACGGATGATCTCTTTTGCCATACTAATATCCTCTAGCGATAATATCTAATTTGTCAGCGCCAACGTCGTTGCCAGTAGAATCCCTAACAACGAAGGTAACGCCGGATGTATCTAAACTTTTTCTGATAGCAAACAAGTCTGCGTCTGATTCGACAGTTGCAGTAACAACAGGTCTGAAATGGAACTGCTGGTCAAATTCAAACCTTGTGCCACCCGGATCGACAGTTTCTTCTTGCAAGACTTCTATTTTCTCAGGTACATCAACCACAGTCTCAAATGATCTTAGTAGAGTGCCTTTTCTAGCTTCATCGGTTGCAGTGATCTTCACTCTTTGTTTTATGTAACGAGCGTTTATCTGACCCTTACTCCACTGAGTCCAAGTCATCAAAGTATCGTAAAGCTCTTGCTCTTCTACCTCATCTGTTATTAGGCCGTGGTTTTCTGTTTCTGTGACTGCCTTAGTGATCTTTCCGTAGCTTACTATTTCAGGATTGTTAGGCCAGTCTTCGCCTTCGTTTCTTGTTGCTATCTCATAAGAGACATCTGGGTCTGAGACAGACAACCCGACAAGAATGCCGCCATAATCATCTTGATCATCTACAGCTTCAGAGACTAAACCGTAATCTTCAGTTACAGTTATAGCTTGCGTTATTAGACCGAAATCATCTGTCTCTTCTACATCAGACTGTCCGACGCCTACGTTAGCCCAAACCCTGACATTTCTCGCATTAAAACCTAGATCAGTAGTATCTGCCTTGTAGTAAGCTGTTGTAGAAGAATCTATCTGAAGAGCGGTGCCTTCACGAGTAAACCCGAATATTTCTCCGGTATCCCAATCGGGATTGTGTACTGTTCTCTCTACACCTTCATACAAAGTAGAGACAAGCAGCTCTCTTGTTGCAGCAGCTCTAGAAAAGTTGCCTGAAGTGTCAACTGCTTTAATGAAAAACTTAAAGTCTCCCGGAGGCACGTCAGCTTCAGTAGAGACTGTACTCTTGGTAGCCTCGGCTATCTTAATCGAGCTTGCCCAAGTCGCTGTTTGACGAGGGCCATATCTGATTTCATAGCCATCAATATCAGGCGCTATAGCTTTTGACCAGCGGAACACTACGTTCTCGTCGTTCTGCACAGCGTTAAGCACAGCAACATCAGGAGGAGGCGTAGACTTACCAATGACAGTGTGTATAGTAGATTCAGTCCAAGGACTAAACCTTGCTTCTTTTACACCCCTTGCTTGGATTTCGTACTGGAATCCCTCATCAACATTGAACAAAGAGAATGTCTTTGAGGCAGTGACTTCTGTTGATTCCCAGTTATTATCTCCAACAGGACGGAATCGTAGCTGTGTTTTCTGATCCCATCCCTCTTGTGCAGGAGTGACAGTCTCAACCAGCATCCGAACCCTCAGCGATCCGTCGTCGTCAGCATAAAGAGCGTTTTCGTCTGATCTAATGCTCTCTATAAAAGGCTGTTTAGGCGCTATCTGAGATGGATCAACAGGAGCGGTAAGTACAGGATCGAATGGAGGAATATCGCCTTCAAATGCCTGTTCAATCTCATCAGCAGCAGGTACAGTCGTGACGCGAGCAATGAAGTTTCCCTCTGGCTCAATCGCAGTGACTTTTACATCAGTGCTTTCTTTACCAGCTTCACCAAAGATGACTAGATCATCTACGCTTGCTTTATTTACAGCGCTGTCGAGAAAAATCGTTGTGTTGTCTTGACCTGCGCCTAGCGTACAAGTCACAGTCGATATAGTGCCATCTGAATGCTGTATTCTGACACCGTAATTCTCTCCGTTATCTACCGCTATCTCATCGAGCACAATCTCTGTATCAGATACGACTTCTTTGATTCGGCCAGCGGCTAGGCCCACAAGGATTGTGTCGTACTGGATCGTGAGCATATCGCCACGAGTGTAACGAAGGTGCTGCACATCCTGCTTGAAGTTGTAACGCTCAGGCCGTAGACGATTCTGTGCGATGTGATAACGACCAAACTTCCACGCTTGATCTGGGTCTGTTACACCTTTAGCTTCTAGTGTTTCGTACTTAGTAGCGTTGCTTTCATCAAACCCATCATCAAATACAAGACGTTCTGTGTTTTCAAAGGTATTTTCATCAACAAACCTGACACGAAGTGCATCTGGCACATCAACAGCAGACATTTCGTAATTAAACCCAAAGCTGTTACGAGGACTAATAATCATCTTAGGGACTGACTGGACTATATCTCGGATTATGCCGATCTTAGCATCTGCGCTGAAGTTCCAGCTTGCAAGCCCTGTCCCCGCTACCTCAGTCGCTCGGTCAAAGGTTGTCCCTGCTGAGTCAAATACCCCGTTGTACTCGAAGCCCTCTTGGTCGCAGTAGTTAGCCCATTCTAAAAGAGCATCTGCGTCTAGGTCACTTTGTTCTAGTGGCCTACGGTTTGCTGTGCCTGTCCAGATGTCAGAGTAAACCCAAGCAGGGTTATTCGTAGCTTCTTTTGACCAAGAGCTTCCGTCATACACATCTAAAACAGAAGTGCCTAAAATAGACAGATCATCGATGCGACCATTCAACTGGTCAGTAGACTTGATCCGCAAAGCCATGCAAACGGTGCCATCTACATCAAAAGGTTGGACTGATCGGATTGATCGTAGCGCATTCCAAGCAAAATCTGCGGAAGTTGTCGTGGTAGCTTCAAAAGAAGTGGACTTGCGAGTCAGCTTGACTTCATACTGACCATTAGGTACCTTGAATCGGTATCCTACGCGAACAGTCTCTTTCTTGCTTGAGTTGATGACAAAATCGTCTTCCTCAACAATAAAGTCTGTGTCACCGACTTCACGATATTCAATGCGCCAGCGAACAGTGCCTCTGCGTGTCTTTGCTTGATCGTTGACACCAAACAGTCGTCCTACAAGACCAATGCTTATTTCGTCTACATTGGCTTCTGTTGTTCTTATAGCAAAGATGCCATCATCATTCTTTGAAGTAGAAAAGGAAGGGTCAGTCTCAATGATCTGGTCAGAGTAAATAGTCATTTGATCGGGTGTTCCGATCTCGTATTCTACTTCATCAAATAGTTGGATGTTTGTCTGACCTATTCTAATAGGTGTGCCAGACAGACTATCTTGTTCAGTTATTTTGCTATAGCCAGCGCCTACCTTTTCACCGCCAATTTCAATGGGGCCGTATCCAAGGCAGAGAAACATGCGTAAATACTGATCGTCTCCTACAATCTCGGTATAAGGACGAGCAGTCATAGGGATCGGTGGGAAGTATTTGAACGTCCCATATAGCCTAGGTATGGGCTTAAAAGATGCAACTTGGTTGCTAGTGCCAGTAATCGATTCTAGTCGATTAAACGCATCTGGTGTTTGTGGCTGCGCTGGCGTAGGTGGAGGCAAGAGAGCATTGACTGCAAGGTTGCCCGCTATAGCCACACCAGCCGCAACTGTAAGAGCCGCGGTAGTTGAAAGTCCTGCGAATATTGCACCAGAAGCAATGCCACCACTGATAACAGAAACAGTGACAAGAGCAACGACTTTAAGAGTCTCATCGTCTTGAGGAACAGGCCAAAGGATAAGCGTCGCGCCGTCTTTAACTCTTGTTAGACGATGCAGTTCTTCTGGTACCTCACGTCCGTTAATAAAGGCAGCGACAGGTGCGCCACCAGCAATCTCATAAATGCTTTGATTAGCAGCTACGTCTGCATAAACCCATTCAGGTTTTAGTGGGTGCTTACTTGCTTGTACAGTAACGCTCACTCAGCGAACCCCTTATACCTGTAAAAACCTTCAACTCGACTTTTCCATCGGATTCCTTTGTAATCTTCTATGCAAGAAGTGTTACCGTTGTAAGCATGAAGCATCCATCCGGGTTCTATCACTAGGCCAATGTGAAAAGGCCGACCTCGAATGATTACTACATCACCTTCTTGCGGATCGTCTACCTGCTCTGTCATCTCTATCAGCTTTTGCTGTATACGAGCAGTGCGATCTTTGTTCTCTGCTTCCTCTAGCCCTTCGTCTTGCTTTCCAAGGTCAATGCCGTACACTCCTTCAAAGACTTTTGCAACTAAACGAAAGCAACCATGAGGCGGTTCGTACTCTACGCCCACATAGGGTTTGTACTTAACTAGCGACATTAGACGGTGCAAATTGTCCTGATGGAAATGCGTCGTTCAACGCGCCTTTGAGGAAAGAAGCTCGTACTGTTACGCGAGTCGCCGAGTCTGCTGACATAGAGTCGAACTCGAATTTGACTGGCCCGAACTCAACGCTGTCAGGTGTATCTGCTAATACAACCTCGTAT